TTAATTTCTATTTTCTAACTCTGAACTTGTCCAATACTTAGGTAGCTTCAGAGGACTATTAATATTCTTGTTTATCATTACAGTTTTTAAGTTGACATTGTGAAATTTCCCGATATGATAATCCATCTTTGAATTTGCCAACACGTCTGCTATTTGAATACCGTTAGACATTTTTGAATCTTCATATTTAACCGTAAAATTAGCAGTAGAATTCATCCATATATGTTTATCTGAATAATATTTTCCTTGCATACATTTATTTATATATCGTTCTATACTGTCATAATTCTCTAGTTTTGTTTTACTTTGGTCATCTATATGAACGTCAACGGTTGGCGAGTTGTTCCCCAAAATAGAGCGTTTATGTTTTACGGCGAACTCTATATACCTTCTAATTAAATAATTTTTATGAAGTTGCACATTTTGTTTTGAAGAAAAATCAATTGTTAAAGATTTTACATCTACTGATACAAATATAGGATTGAATTCATCTTTGAATTTGTTTTTCAATCTTTTAATAATTTGTGTCTTAACGGACTCGGACATATTGGACGCTTTAATTTCATGATTTGTATGAAATATCTGACGTTTTAAAACACCATAATACTTTATAATTTCGTCATTGGCTTCTTCGGTAGTCCAATAACCTCCATAAACAAAGACATCGCTGTGGGGATAATTAGGATGCAACTGTCCTGAGTCATCAATATAAATAATAATTTTATCCATAAATTTTCTTCTCAAACATTTTGATAATAATTATAGCATAAAAAAAGCACCCAACCAGAAATATGATAATCTAGTTGGGTGTTTTTTGTTTATTCAGTTTTCTTATCTTCGGCTTTACCAAATCCGTTAGCGAAACCATCAACAATAGATGTGATTGACTTCGTTGCTGTTTCGTTCAAACCAGTTGAAGCAAATCCAGCCCAGACGCCTAGTACAAGGTCTTGAACTAACTTGTTGTCATTTGTGTAGAATGACAATCCAGCGGCTATAACAGCACCAACTACTACTGCTAACAAAGGCAATAAATGATTGTTAATTTTCGTTGGTTTCAATACTTGCACAATGAGCCAAGTTACAACCAAAATTGCAATGTTTGAATCAATATTAAATGTCATGTGATCTCCTTATTTGATTGTTGCAAACGACTTCATCATTGAAACTGGTTCACCACCAATTTCAACGTTGATGGTTGTTGCTGTTTGTGAAATAACCTTGTATTTACCGTTCAAAGTAAAGTATTCCATACGTCCGTTGTTGCCCTGAATGTATTGGTTCTTCAACTTATTACCATATCTGTCAGTCAAAGTTAAGGCTGAGATAGGAATATAGTTGTTGTAATCAATCACCGGAATACTCATATCAATGTTGACACCATAAGTTTTGTGATTATACTTCGTCCAGTAATCGGCCACGTAGACACCACTAAAGGTTGCATAACGTGTCTTGGCTGGTTTGCTTGGTGTGTTGGTTGATTGACTTGGCTTAGATGCAACCTGTTCGGCTGGCTTGTTGTTATCCAATGAACCGACGACCATCACGTTCCCGTCAACTCCGTAGTGATTATCAGCGTATTGCCAAATCTTCACATTTGAGTAGTTAGGGAAATATTGCATAGGTGGTGTTGCTTGATGTGCTGTAGTTAAGTACCAAGCTAACCACAAAGCGTTAGGATAACGAGCGTTAATACGACTTAAATCAACGTATGAATTGACGTAGCTTGTATAGCTATAAAACATAGGCTTATACCCAGAGGCGTAAATCTGATCCATGAACGCTAAGATAGCCGTTGTGTTATTGGCCTTGTTTGCACCAGCTCCTGCTTCGTAATCCATAGCAATATATGAACCTTTAGCCAACCCTGCATTTTGTGCATCTTGAACAGCTAATTGAGCTGAATAAGTAGCTTCACTGACTGAGTCACCTACTTGCGCCCAGAAGTAACCGCCTGTTTGCATACCAACTGCATCAGCGTTGTGGATTTGTGCGTAGGCTTTCGGGTTACTATAATGAGCACCCTCACCGCCTCCTCGTCCACCTAGCTTAACCATTGTAAAGTTATCGCCAACTTGCTTAAACGAATTGAAATAACTTGCTGTGTCACCTTGATAACTGGCAACATCAATACCATTAGTATTGGCTGAAACACCCGTGATCATTGCACCAAAAAAGGCAACCGCTCCAATTGAAGCGACTACCCATCGTTTTAATCTATTCATTTGTTTTCCTCCAAATAAAAAAGCTAGGCATTGCGCTTAGCTTCGTGTTCTGCTGCTACTTCCTCTACTTCTTGCCAATCTGAATTAGTCTGATAATCCGCGATAGGCAAGTCACGACACTTTTGATATATCTTTTCTCCAGTTCCATTACCTTTCAAGCCGTGGTACGCATTCCAGGTATACTCTAAGTCATCAAGTTCGCTTAGCGTTATTTCACCGCGTTTAATATACTTGCCGCCTTTTTCATATAGTTGTGAGTGTAGCGTAGCTAGACTAGCTGATTTCAAAAGTCTAAACTGTCCACTCCAAACTTTTATCCAGCCTAATACCGTAGTACCTGTCAATACTGTAATCGCACCACCTGCCCACCCTATTTCATCAAACAATTCTCCCAACGCTCCGTGCATTTATTCACCTCCCTAATATTTTACAAAATAAAAAGCCGTCATCTCGACAGCTTATAAATCTTTAACTTTTCTTGCTGGTATACCAACATACAGCGAATCTTTTTCTGTATCTTTTGTCACGACGGATCCTACGCCAATGACGCAACCACTACCGATTGTGACTCCGGGTAGTATTTTAACATCTGCGCCAA